TGTTTTAGGAGGTTCTTCAATAACAGGTTCTTGAATAACTTCAGCAGGTTCTTCTACTCTTTTAACAGTGAGTTTTTTAGTTGTTTTAGGAGGTTCTTCTACTCTTTTAACAGTGAGTTTTTTAGTTGTTTTAGGAGGCTCTTCAACTCTTTTAATAGTGAGTTTTTTAGAAGGAGCTTTTTCTTTTATTTCTTCAATAGCTTCACGTTTTTTGGTAGGTATTTTTTCAATCTTTTCAGAAACATGTTTACTCATGTAAGCAGAAATAGGTCTAAAAAACCATCTTTTTCCATGTAAACGATTTTGGTCAAAATAACGAAGAAGAAAATCCAAATAAATACATCTTTGCGTTGTATTTTCTAAAGATGTAATACTTGCATCTAATTTATTTTTATCAATATCTTTTGAATCACCAGAATCTAATTCTTTTCTCAATAAATTATATCTATCAATAAAGTGACTCTTTGATGTGATAATTGCACACTCTTCACCAATATCTGGAACTGCACCAACTGCATGTGGGCTCTGTGTTTTAAAAACCATTTTACCTTTTTTAGGAACAATAAATCCATACATTTTTCCAGTTTGTGTGTTATCTGCAGATCTTGATTTAATAGGATCTGCCATCTTTTTAAAGGCATCTACAATAATTCTTGAACATGGTTCTCCATTTTCACAAATAAATTCTAATAAACCATTTTTAGGATTTACCACACGAATTGCCTTAATATTACCACTTTGTACAATCTGTTCATTACTAGGTTCGCTGATTCCAGATTGCAGTAATTTTATTTGAATGTCAGAATCCATCCATTCATCCCAAAAATATTGTAACGCAACCTTCTTAAATAATTCAGCATTGCTAATACTTTTACAGATATTTATTATCGCCTTTAATTTATCCAAAAAGACTTTTGTTTTTGACTTACTTCCAGACGTGTACAATTCTATTTTTCTTTCAATATCTATTCCTATTTCTTTCTTTTCACTTGTAACAAGGGTATCTATCCAATCAGTCAATGACTCCCAAAAATCAGCCGCATCTATTTTTTCAGTCTTAACTTCATTTTCAGATTTATTTGTTAAAAGAGGTGCTTCAAATGCAACATCCATTTTTTCAGGAGTATATTCATCTCTTTTTATTGGAAAAGCAGCAATACGCAAAGCAATAGGTATTTTCAGATCTCTATATGCCATAGGCTGAAAAAGAAAATATTTATTTTTATATGTAATATATCCCTCTTGGGCTCCAGATTTAACTCTAAAAAGTCTGTTATTTACAATACCTTGCAGTGTCATATCAATTGCTGCACGAGGAATTCCTTGCATAAGCAAGACCTGTATCAGATCTTCTTGTCTCTGATAAGGTGATTCTGCAAATATTGCTCTTATTACATTTTGTATAGATGTTTCTCTGAAACGTGCTGCAAATGTTGAATAAGTACTATCATCACTCATTCCTGGATTTACGATTTGATCTGGAGAGCATGTTATAGGTTTGCATTCCATCCAATCACAGATTGCTGTAAAATCCATGTCATCTAACTGAATTCCATTTCCAGAAGCACTTACAGAACCGTCCGCTGCATTTCTAGGTTGTCCTTGACTGTCTATCTGTTTTCTTTGGCTGAGTCCTTTTAAAATTGTAACCTTTTTTCTCAAATTACAGTCAACTGCATATACTTTTAAAAGTCTACTCATATTTCCAACAAGTTGTGCCTTTGATAAAGCCATTCTATAACAATAAATATCTGCAGTTTCAATACTATTTTGACTTATAAATCCTGCAGCATGTAAAAATACTGTTGTATTTCTTTTTATCAAAGGTAGAAGAGAATGGCTGCAATAACGAATACCACGCCCAATAATCTGTTCTGTTTTATTCAAATGAAACCATGCATCTAAGATATGAATTTCACGTATAAAACGAAGATCAATACCTTCTCCTGTAATTTGTGAACCCAAAACTACTTTGATTTTTTCTCCATTTTTATTTTCAACTGATCGTGCAACACTTATTACATCCGCATTATTTGGTGAAAGAATTGTATCACCTGTTAATAATCCATATTTTGCTGCCACAAAATCATGATCCATTCCTTTGTGCTGCTTTTGTCTCATGGAACATAATGCACACTGTTTTCCAAGACCATCCTGAATTCCATTGGCAAGTAAAGATTCACGTCCATAAGGTGTGTAACCATTCGCTTCAAGTGCAAGTGCCAAAAGCTGAGCACCTGTTTTAACAAAACGACTGTAAACAAATCCAATGCCTTCTGAGTGTTTCAAATAACGCATAATAGTTGCAATCTTTGGAGCATAATTTCCAATATTTTCTAAAAGTAGCCATGAAGCATCATTTGCTTTTACAGCTCCTTTGGATTTGTCCACTTTTTTAAATGTTGCATCAAACCCCTCTTTTCCAATAGAGGATGTAATATCTGAATCTTCAGACTCTGGAAAAATACAGTTGGATGCTTGAAGCAAAGAATCTATAACTTGATATCCTACACCACTTTTTATTTTATTACGTGTTAATTCTAAGAGATTGGAATCAAATGCAGCATCACCAGAGCTTATTACAATTGGCAAATTTGAAACATCAATCTTAGTTTCCTCAGAAACTGGTTTACTTAATGATTTTTCAAGTTGATAGTTTGGATAGGTTGCAGAAGTCAAACGTTTAACAGGTTCTCCATTTGGATCAAATCCAGAAGGATAAAGTCTTAAAGGGAAACTGTTTGGATTTTCACCACGCATAAAACTTATATATGTGTTTGCAATTGGTTTCAAAACTTTTTCAGCACCTTCCACAATTTTACCATTTTCATCCAATATACTTTCCATTGGAATTTCAGGTTTTTTGTCGTTCATTAAAAGTAAATTCAGTAAAAAATGTATTTCAAATACAGTATTAAACATAGGAGTTGCAGTCATGAGTAAAAGTTTCATACCTTCTGTAGATTTTAAGACTTCCTTTAGGAAAGGAGTTAACTCTTTTCCACCTTGCGATTCATCTTTTTCACCTGCAGCATCAAAGTCTTCGTTCTCAGCATCTTCTTCAATACCAGTCATGCTTAAAACATCACGAAGATTATGAGCTTCATCAACAATAAGAAGACGGTAGTTAAATTCACGTTGGAGACGAATTGCTCTTTTTTCAGGGTCTAATTCAGTTCTTAAAATGGAACGAATAAAGTTTCTAAATTCCAAATAACCATAGAATACATATCTGCTATTGATGACACGTCTTACACGTTTTTCAATATCTTCTTTATTTTTTTCGTCTACACAGTTTGCAAGACGTAAATATGTGTCACCAGTACAACCTCTAACACTATTTGGTTCAGCACCAGTGCCTATTTTAAGAGTGCTTATGTCAAAAATAGTTCTGTAAAATCCTGCACGAATAGCACGAGGACAAACGATAATAACTTTACGTTTTGGATAAACTTCTAGAAAAGCCTCTGCAGTTTGTATGGCGGCACATGTTTTACCAACACCAACTCCATGATATAGAAGAGCACTCATATAAGGTGTTCGGGGATGTAAGAAGTTTGCTACAAATCTCTGAACAGGTGTTATTTCAAAATCGGGAGTTTGTTTTCCTTGTATAATGTTTCCATCTTCATCAGTTCCACAGGGATTTTCATTTGCATCATAGGTACTGACCGTATCGGCAAATTCACTTTTTTGTAAGAGTCGCGATACAAATTGTGGATCCTCAACAGAAGGATACAACCCATTATCTTCAAGAGTTCTGACATACTCTGGTAAAAGTGACGAATAATCTACAGTTCTTTTTAATTTTACAGTTCTTGTTGGTTTAGATGTCGCTGGTTCCAAGCCAAGCGATTGTTCTACGTCCATCCCTATTATTCCTACTTACTGCAATTCCTTCTTGATTTTCAGACTGATCCGCTGTAGTAAAAGAACAAGGTCCTATAAATATTGGTATAACGTTTTTTATTAAAGAAGAAGCTCTTAGTAAAATACCTTTTTTTTCAATATTAGTAGATCTAATTTTTTCAAGAGCACTATTCAAAGTAAACCAACCAATATCACCAATTTCACGAATCATATTTTGATTGTCTCTTTGAAGAGACACTGTAATATAATTTGGAATATAAGCTAAATAGTAAATATGACAATAATGAATTCCATTATTTCCAAAAAAAGTTTCACGTATTGGCTCCAAATTTTCCACGATTCTCAGATCGCTTTCATGTAGTCCAGTTTCTTCACAAAATTCTCGTACTGCGCATTTATAGTCTGTTTCAAATACATTTCGTCGTCCTTTTGGAAATCCCCATTCAGGTGTTGACCAATAAACTGGTATTGATTCACATAAGGTTTTAAAAGAGTAAAATTTTCCATTATGATCAAATCCAACTTTTAGCACTTCAAATTTTACTTTAGCTTGTTCATACTCTTGCTTGTACTGACGGTTATTAGAAGAAGTTGTTGTTCCCCAAAGTCCTGTCCATAAATCATCAAAAGATTTTGTAAGAATAGCATTTCGCTCCGTTTGTACCATTCCAGCAATTTGCTCAGAAATATAATCAATATCTGTTACTTTATATTTGGCACGTAGAATTTCAATGAAACCAATACTATCACGACGCTGTACCATTAAAAATTCAACAGAACTTATTGGAAAATTTAAAATATCATCTGTTAAAAGTTTCTGAGCCTGATTCCATCCAGAATCAGTAACACGAAATCCAATAATTCCGTAACTTGTTATTGGTTCTGTACATGCTTTGTAATGATGACCTGATATACCACAATTTGTACAAATATTTGATTTATATTGTTTTATTTGATGCATTAAACACCAAATCTACCTACAATACTATAGGTATTTACTCTTTACATGTGATGCGTGATAAGAAAATTACTCTTGTTTGCTCATTTCCAATAGAATGCCCGGTCGTATACCACCATCAACCTGGGGGCCTTTTTTCTGGCATACTATGCATCTTGTTGCATTAGGTTATCCAAATGAACCAACTTATGCTGAAAAAAGAGCTGCAAAGGAGTTTTATGAAAGTTTTACACATTTAATTCCATGCCCAACATGTAAATTACATTATGCAGAAAATCTTAAATCACTCCCTATTACACCAAGTTTAGATAATAGAAAAGACCTTTTCAAGTGGACAGTTGATATGCATAATATGGTAAATAAACAGCTTGGAAAGCAAGAATACACTGAAGCTGATTCTATAGCATTTTATCATAAACTTGGGGAAATGGGACGATCACCTGTATGGACACCGGATGATATACAGAGCCATTATTTTGCTCTTGCTGGAAAATACGGAATTATAGCTGTTGGATCTTTGGGTTTATTAGGAGCAGGGATCTATTGGTATACAAATAAGTAGGAATGGCTGTAGGAGGCGGCTTATTTAATAGTGGTTACACAAATTATACAACACCTGGTGGAGTGAATTCAGGTGTCCTACAGTATTTATTTTATATAGTAATAATTATTCTAATTGCGTTAGTAATACTGGTTGTAATTCATTTTACCGTTACACCTATTTTTCGTGTAGGTGCTGGAAAACCAGGTATTATTTCATTACCCGGATCTGATGATAGTCAACAGTTTTGGAAAAAGGGAAAAACACCTACAGATGTTAGTGGAACAGCTATAAATAGTGCAAAAAATTACAGCTTTACATTTGATTTTATTATTGATGATCCTACACAAATAATAGATAAGCCAAAAGTTCTTTTTTCAAGAAGTCCATCATTTACATATCCATCTGAATATGGTTCTAAAGATACAATTACAACAATAGTACCAAATTTTAATATATGTGTATATTTGGAACGTATTACAAATAATTTGATTGTTGCAGTACAGACTGTAAAAACAACAGCATCAGGAACAACATATCCTATAACAAGTGTTGAAATACCAAATATACCAATAAGAAAACAAATAAGTCTGGGTGTAATGGTTGGAGATAAGGCTTTAGAAGTTTATGTAAATGGCTATTTAGCTAAAACAAAAAATTATCTTTATCCAATACGTGAAGAAACAGGTGATTTTAGAGCACCAACAGAAACAATTTTACAGAGTGTGCGTGTTCAAGATCTTCGTTTATGGAATCGTCCATTATCCCCTGCAGAATTTAGATCTTTCGTTTCTACTGGAACTCAATTTGAACTAAAAGAAATGCAAGATACATGTCTTACTAGTTAAACACCATATAGTAGTAGAGTATGGAATTATCCAAACAAATACTAATATTTCTTGGTATACTTTTAATTGCTTTATTTATAACCTATTTTGTTATTGATAAAGTTCGTCCCGAAGCATTGCAGTCACTCACCCCGAAATACGGTGTATTGAGCAAATCAAATGATGTTGGAACAATAAATGATGTAAGAGACAAATTTTTATCACCATCTGGTGCTACATTAATGACTTATTTATTTTTGGGTGCAGTTGGAAAAACAGGATCTATTAAACAAGATGAAAACCCTTTAACAATTTTTAAAATGGGTAGTGCTCTTCAACTTCAAATTCTTCCAGGAGGTGTAAGCATGCCTTACAAAACTGTTCTTAAAATTATGACAACTTCTTTGGATTCATCTGGTAATAAAATAAATCCTTATGAAGAAATAATAATTCCTAATTTACCACAGCAGTCATGGGTACATTTTGCTCTTGTTCGTGAAGGTAGACGTTATACAGTTTTTTATAATGGTGAAGCTAAGGCAAGTGGAAGAACTGATTATTTTCCTGTTGTTACACCTGCTAAACTTACTATGGGTGATACAAGAATAAGAGGCGAATTTGCTTTAACAAAAATTGCAGATGTACCATTAACACAAGATGAAATTAAAGCAGATCTTGAATCATCTTCTAATACAAAACACGAACCTTATAAACCATTTGACTATTCTCTTTCTATGTTTAGTTTTGGTTGCCCGAACGGCATCTTTTGTTTTACAGCTAAGGGAGTTCCTTCAACATATCCTAAACAATCATGGAGTAGTCCCTATGCATAATTTTCATATTTTTACACTATACTATCACAGAGAGATATAGTAGGATGGAAACAGCAGAACAAAGAATTCCTGGTGCTGGAATTGTTGTTAAAGTAATATTTACTATTTTAGCGCTTGTAGCATTATATTATTTATACAAGTTCTTATTTACATCAAACGGTTTGGAAGGAAGAACTGTAATAACAAATATAAAACCTGCAAATCCAGATACAGGGTCATCTTATAAAGCCTTGGGTGATTCTATTCCGGCTATTTATGAAGGTGGTGAATTTACTGTAAATGGATGGATTTACATTAATGATTACGCTATTCGTCGTGGATTAAATAAACATGTTTTTAGTCTTGGTGGAGATGGATTTTTAACACTTGCAGTCTACCTTGCACCTTATAGTAATTCCTTACATGTACGTGTAACAACAGAAGATAGTGCTGCAACTGCAAGCGAATTAAGAATAGCTAATTTAAGTGGAACAAATGGTGTATTTACGAAAACTATGATGGAAACTGATTTAACAAGTTCTAATAAACCATGTGATATTCAATCCATAGATTTACAAAAATGGGTACAAGTCACTGTAGCACTCAATAATAAGATTTGTGATGTATATATTGATGGTAAATTAGCAAGAAGTTGTATTCTTCCATCTTTTTACAGAGTTGATAGAACTAATTTAAAATTTGCTGCATGTGAATTTGGAGGATTTGGTGGATTTGTAAGTAATACTAGTTTATATAACTATGCATTAAATCCCGAACAAGTCTGGAAACTTTATATGGCAGGTCCTGGTCCACAATACGGATTTTTAGATTATCTCAAGAGTCTTTTTGATCCAAAAGCACTTGGTGCATTAGAATATCCAAAAATGCAATAATCAGAAAACAAGAGTCTCATACAAGGATAGAGAATGTATAACGGTGTAACCAACGCTGAAAATACAGGTCCTATGTCTTATGTTATAGGAAAAGGAATTGTACCTCAGATTGTTTTAGCTATTCTTATCGCACTTGTAACCTATATTGTTTTTATGACATTTGAAGTTTTATATAAAAGTATAACTGCTGTAAATAAAACTCATGTTGCAATTCTTCCAATGACTGTAAATGCAGAAGATAAACCACGTGAATTTAGTCAAGACCCGAACGCAAAAGATCCAGTTTTATTACCTCTTTCTGATAATGAACGTAGTGGTGCAGAATTTACTTATAGCTTTTTCTTATATGTAAACCCAAACAGTTTTAAAGAACATGATGGGCTTTTACATATCTTCCATAAAGGTCATCCAGATCCTTATCCACTTATGGGACCAGGAGTATTTTTAAAGAACAACGAAAATAAATTACGTGTTTATATGAATTCAAGTAAAACATGGAATAATTATATTGATGTTGAAAATATTCCAGTCAAAAAATGGGTCCATATTTGTATTATTGCTAGAGATAATGCTGTAGAAATCTATATTAATGGTAATATTGTAAAGAAATTAAATATGGAAGGTGGTGTATTATATCAAAATTTTGGAAACTTGTATTTATTTAGTCAAAGAACATTTAAATTAGCATCTACTGTTCCTTCGTTAAATGGAGATGAATTTGAAATAAAAGGTACATATTCAGGAAATTTAAGTAATTTATACTATTTTTCTTATGCACTTTCCTATACTGAAATCCAAACTATGATTGCAGAAGGTCCAAGTTCAAAAACTGAAAGTCGTAGCGAAGATTCACCTCCTTATTTAGCTGATAATTGGTGGGTTAGTCAGTAAGGGTTTATAGTAAAGAGGTTTAAATTAACATTTTATGATAATTGAAAAATTATCGTAAAAGGTTTAAATAAACATTTTACGAATGTAAAAGGTTTAAATTCAACTCTAATGCGCATAACAGGAGAGAGGCTAGAATGCCCGGTGGAGGTTTATTAGCGTTAGTTAGTTACGGATCACAAAATGTGATACTAAATGGAAATCCAGAATTCACTTATTTCTATAAGGTTTTTAAACGTTACTCACATTTTTCAATGGAAAATGCAACGATTCCTTTGGAAGGTCCTAATGAACTTTTTTACGATCAGCCTATACGTCTTAGAGCTAAAATTCCAAGAATTGCCGATCTTGTAACCGATATGGTCTTTGCATTTGATGTTCCACCAATTTACAGTAAATATGTAACATTTACAAACCAAAGACAATCACAATATGAATTTCAGTGGAATAATTACTTAGGTGCCACAATTTTACAAAATGTTGGATTTTACGTTGGAGGAAATAAAATACAGGAATTTGATAGTGATTATATTCTTGCAAAAGCTCATGCTGATATGGATACAGATACTTTTCAGAAATTCAGATATTTAGTTGGTGAAGTACCCGAAATGGTGGATCCAGCAAAAGGTACATATGCTGGTGGTGAACTAGGTAAAGGTTATCCAACTGTTATAAGAAATACAGCGGTTCAACAACAAGTCAACAGACCAAGTATTCAAGGTCAAACACTCTATGTACCACTACCTCTTTGGTTTTCAGAATCAGCCAGCAGAGCTTTACCTCTAGTAGCATTACAGTATCATGAATGTGAAATTCAATTAAGTTTAAGACCAATACAAGAACTTTATTCTATTTTAGATCCTTCAGGTTTTCGTGTACGCCCAGGATACCGTGTTAATTCACCTCAAGCGCTTAATGCTATAGGACAGCCAAACTATATTTCTGATTATGATCCTTCTGGAGAATTTAGAGCATTTGCTACAGATATTGGTGTAACACCGCCTCTTACAAATAGTTGGTTTTTTAATCCAAGACTTGAAGCCAACTACATTTATTTAACAGATTCTGAAAGAAAAATATTTGCATCTCAACCACTCAATTATTTGGTCAATCAAATTACTACTTTTCGTTTTAATAGTCTATATACACGAACTCTATATGATCTGGAAGTTTCAAATCCAATAACACGACTTTTACTTTTGCCAAGAAGAAGTGATTCCTTTTTTTACAGAAATCAGGTTGCTAATTATACTAATTGGCTTAATCCAAATAGAGCTCCATGGCTCGCTACGCCAGGTGCAACAATTCCACAAAATATTACAATTTCCAGTGGTCTTGATATTCCAGCATCTCAACAACAAATTCTAAGATCTCTTCGTGTTCTTTTAGACGGAAATGAAATTCAGGAAGAAAAGCCTATAAGTTATTATGTCAAAGTACAACCTTTTAGAATGCTTACAGGAGCCAGTTTACCAGAATCACAACATCTTCCATCCATTAATTTTGCTCTTAAAAGTCCAGATGACCAACCAAGTGGAAGTGTAAATGCCAGTCGTATTCGTCTTTTTCAGTTAGATGTAGATCCTTATCCACTTCCTCTTAATCCATCCTATGTTTATGAACTTCTTGTATTTGCAGAAAATATTAACTTTTTTACAGTGGAATCAGGTTATGGTGGTGTCAAATATGCCTTATAATTATATATTCTGGTCAGCTTCACAAACTTCACCATTTGCTCTTATGCGACGAAATTTAAAAGGTATCAATTCCACTACAATTTTATTTTTTTGTAAAATATACGCCAAATATTCTTCACTATGAAAGCGATACTTTTGTGCATATTCTAAAGCTTCATCAAAGCGATTTCCAAATAATTTTGCAACAGATGGCATTCCCAAAGCAAAACGATCATTACATCCATTTGTTAAATGAAAATCTGGACATTTTAAAATATATGGTTTTAAATTCTCCAACCATTCCACTTGAAAAGGGACAAAATATCTTACATCAGGTCTTAAATATAGGACTGCATCGTATTCTGATTCTTTTTTCATCCAAAGCGATGTTACTTGTTTTAAAGACCAAAGCGCTCTCACATGATTTTCCAATGTATTAAACGTATTATTGTCATCTGTCCAAGGATTTCCCATAATCTTATAATTAAAAAGTTTTAGAGTCTGATCTACAACATCTTGATTTTCTAAAAGAAATTCCTTTGGTTTTAAAAGTTTCCAAAGAGAATTTTTTAGTTGAATATTTTCTTCTTTTGCTCTAGGATTTGTGTAAGGTCTATAGAGTGTATAGGTGTGAAGATAAACATCAAATTTAATTCCATTTTTTCTAAGAGCATTGAAAACACAGCTTTCAATACTCTTCAAAACAAGATCAGTAGATCTGCAAATACCCCAAAAACAAAGTGCAACTTTCATCTTACTCATTTATTTGGGCTTGTCTTTATTCCTCAAATCACAAAGAATAAATTTCATTCCAGAGTCTATTACAATAAATTCAGGATATTTCTGTAAAAATTCTTTTATATCTTTTTCAGAACATTTATCTTTTTCAGCGCAAGATTTTACACCTATATTATGTAAATACAGAATCTTTCCATCCTTTTTATAATATAAAATACTTCTTTCTATATCTTGGCTTGGTTTTAATCCAGTATCAATTCCAGTATAAATAGTACCCCAAAATGTATTAGAAATGAGTTTTATTTTATTTGAAATCTTAGGTTTCAAAATCTTTTTAGAATTATTAAGATTTACACAACCCCATAAATTTGCTTTTTCTTTTTCACATTCATAAAAAGCTGATTTTAAAACTCCCAGCAAACTTTTGAGTGGTTTTTTAAAGCCTACTGAATCAGAATCATATTCAAAAAAGCCACGAATACAACAATTCATATACACCAAATATGATCCTATTTCAAAATAATCACAGGGAGACCCGCCAATAAGAAGCTTTCCAAAAGATCCTGGAAGAAGAGTTTCACGAAACAGTTTTT